ATGGGCCTGGGTCCATATCCAGAAATAACCCTGGCTGAAGCTCAAGGAAAAACCCTTGAGGCTCGCAGGCTGCGACTCTCTGGCGTCAACCCTATTGTTGAGCGTGACGCGGAGAAAGCGAGAAAACGAGGGGCTATCAGCTTTCAGGATTGCGCCGATCGGTACATTGCCGCTCATCGTGGAAGCTGGAAAAACGCGAAACACATAGACCAATGGATTAACACGGTCTCGGATTACGCTGGTCCGGTCATTGGAAGCCTTCCCGTGAATGAGATTGATGTAGGCCAGATTATGCGCGTGCTTGATCCGATATGGTCAACGAAAGCAGAGACTGCAAGCCGCCTGAGAGGCCGCATTGAATCAATTCTGGATTGGGCAACGGTGAGAGGTTATCGGGAAGGAGAAAATCCGGCTAGGTGGAAGGGAAACCTCAAGCATCTGCTACCTAGTACACGCAGGATCAGGAGAGTAACGCACCACAAAGCCCTAGGTTACACGCAAATAGGTGAGTTAATGGTAAGCCTTAGGCAAGTGGCTGGAAATGGCTCTAAAGCTCTGGAATTCGCAATTCTGACCGCTTGCCGTTCTGGTGAGGTTAGGTTCGCTACATGGAAGGAGGTTAACCTTAAGGATAACGTTTGGATCATTCCCGCGGAACGCATGAAGGCCGGCAAGGAACATCGCATACCGCTTTCTGACGCTGCCATTGCCGTGCTCGATCAAATGGACCAAGCCACCGATCTTATTTTCCCTGGAAGAGCAGACAGGCCCATGTCGGACATGACTATTTCTTCCGTGCTCAAGAGAATGGGGCGTGAAGATGCAACCGTTCATGGCTTTCGCTCTACATTCAGGGATTGGGCTGCTGAATGTACCGCATATCCTCGGGAAGTCGCTGAGATGGCCCTGGCGCACACGATAGGCGACAAGGTAGAGGCAGCATATCGGCGCGGTGATCTCTTCGCCAAGCGCACCAGAATGATGCAGGAATGGGCCAATTTCTGTAACCAGACACAAGGCGGGGAGGTGATACCGCTGAAAAGGAGCAATACCGTGACCTGACGGACTTCAGGCAAAGAGCGGGACGCAAGGTGATGGAACACCGAACGTCCCTGACCACAACACAACCTTTATGGAGGTACGCATCATGGCTAAGGCCAATTCTACACCATCCGTCCGGATGGAAGTTTTACCGACTCTTAAATCAATATGCAATCTCACGCCAATCCGTTTATGGGATAGCTTTAATGGCCTGGTTTATGCCTTTGAAGACACTGAAGAGGCAATCCGTAGCTCAGGCCTTGTTCCAGAATGGATGTCATATCCCGGCGCAGGAATGCGCTCATGCGTTAGTAGGAATGAACCCCACTTCATTAAGCTTTCAAGACTGAAGGGAGGCCGGATACGGCTGTGGATTTCCGCAGACCTAGTCACTTCTTCCGAAAAAGGATTCCGTAACTTTCTGGGGTCGTTGCTCTCCGATTCACGGCTTTCCTTGGTAAGAGGAGAGTCGGCATGAAACGCGCAAACCCCCTTGATCTCAATACGCTGTGCAACGCTATCGACCTGCTCGATGAATCCCATGCTATGGGAGTATTTGTAACTGGCGTAATTATCAGAGATTCCTCCTCAGATGTTGAGGGTGGCGGATTACAGGAACATGAACAGCATGGTTTTTACCTGGTAATGAATGACATGCTGGACCGCATCGAGAAGGCCTCCTCCATAGTGGATAAATACAGGGAGGGCGCTTGCCATGACTAAGCCCATCCTGAAACGTGATGACCTGTCCTTTACCTCCAGAGACAAAGACGATTTCATACTCAACTGGGACGTTCCTCACGATAAAAACGGCTGCTGGCATGAAGGCATAGAAATAGGCTTGAAGCATTTCGCAGAAATCGCGAAGCTTGCCACTGCCGACGAGTATGACGCCTTCGTCGCGATGTACTGTGCGATGAATAATCCCGGCTGGAAGACGACCGGCTGGGGTATCGAGATGGGATTTTCCAAAGGGATGGCAGCAGCTGCAATAGTAGGTTTGAGAGCGCTTAAAGCTGGTGCCGCGCCGTATGACCACGAGGCGGAATGGAAGAAGCTGCTGGAAGCGGATGAGGAGTCCGTGTCATGAGTGAGGAATTACGGAAAAGGATCTAACCGAAATACCGCCTCTTTTCGGGGCGGTTAATTTTTATGGGATGGGAAATGGACGAGATCAGGGAAAAGCTAGCTTGGATGAGTCTTGCATCCAAGCTGATTGAAGCGCAGAGAGACAAAAGTATTTTGGCATCGAGCAGTGCAAGTGCATTTGTTAGGGAAATGCAGAAGGCAGCATACGATGCTGAGCGGAAAGCAATAAAAGGTTTGCCTGTTAACGAAATATTTGACCATGTACGTTCAGCTCAATCGCGAAGTAACGCGTACAGCCGTCATTCTGTGGATTGGCCCATCATCGAGTGGATAAGAGAGGAATGGGTAGCCAGCGGCGGCAAGAAGAGCAAACGAACATTTGCCAAGGAATATGTACCCAAGATCTTTAAAGAATTTGGGGTTCACCGAAATGAAAGAACAATCTCTGAGAGCTGGCTTAAGGGCTATTAATACAGTCTGCCGCATAATGTATACAGTTTGCCGCAGGATGGATATTTACAAATATAAACAATAGGTTAAGATAGCCGCCAGGCGGTAGAAACACTTCTTAAGTGGAATATGAATACCGTTGAGCAAGCTTTTAACATTATGAAGAATGAATAACAGGAGCAATAGATGACAACAGGTCAATACATCCGCGCAAAGAAACTTGCACCTCAGCTGGGGGTTTCTGAACCGACATTGTGGCGGTGGTTACACGAGAACCCGGATTTTCCAAAACCTCGGAAATTATCAGCCAGGGTTACTGCCTGGAAAATTTCTGAGATCGAGGCGTGGGCTGAAGCAAAAAGGGGGAGCGATGCGAGATAAAAAGACGAAAGGCGCAGCCCCCGACCAAGAGAACGCGCCTTCCAAATACACCGAGCATCAGAATACAAAGGAATCCATCATTTTGCAAGCGCTACGTGCCGGCCGAAATCTCAACCGGTTCGAAGCTGAGCCCTTGGGTGATCATTGCTTGCACTCCACAATCTCCACTCTCCGTGGGAAAGGATATCTGTTTTACGACGAATGGGAGAGAGTTCCTACTCGCTTCAATAAAGAAGTTAGAGTTAAGCGGTATCGCTACGTGGGAATGGGGCGTGGGGAATAAAAGGCACCAGAAGCCTCCAGAATCGGCTCAGGGGCGTTATTTTGCATTGCCTCATACTGTGCTTGATTCTCAGGCCTGGATCGATTGCAGCCCTCCTGCGAAGGCCCTGCTGCTTGAGCTCTGCCGACAGCATACAGGTTCCAACAATGGGCGGCTGCATCTTTCTCGCACATGGCTCACGCCTCGCGGCTGGGGCAGACCAGCAACGGTAAACAAACTGCGTGACGAACTTCTATCCTTGCGGCTGATACTGCAAACCAGACATGGCGGCCTGAATAATGGCTCAAACTGGTTTGCACTCACCTGGTTAAAAATAACCAATTTTGTCGATCTGAACATCAGTCAGAACGAATATCACCCCGGTGCGTATCTGCTTCCACCTTCATCCCAAAAGCATAAAACAGAAAAAAAAGGCTGTACACCATATGTACGTGCTAAGGCCAAACCACGTACACCGTATGTACGTGATGAAGAAGGAGCACGTACAGCATATGTACGTGAAAAGGCTATTTTGAGTGATTCAGCACGTACACCATATGTACACAATGAATATATACCAATACCCCCTGCTGGTTCTAATGCTCCCCTATATGCTGCTGGTTCTGCTGTGACCAGCCCGGAGGGTACCTTGGAGGACGAGGGACAAAGGAGAGTCGCATGATGACCCCTGCAAATATTGCACCCCTGCAAGAATTTCAGGGGTATCAGCAAGTCACTTGCAAGTTTTCTGAGAATATGCTCCTTTATTTCAATGGATTACAGAAAATGACAACGAATCGTGAACGAAACGTCAACGGATCGTTACGGTAACGTTACGTCACCGTTACACGACTGTTCAACATCTGTTCAACAGACGTTCAAACCCAGAAAAACCCAGTGGGTTATTTCTCGGTTCCGATTCTCTTCTGGCATCAGATGCGAACGCATTCCGAAGGCAGTGCGCCCGCTAAATTTTTAGCGACCTGCTGACAAGGTTGGATGGAAGGTTAACCTTGTCAATTCTATCAATTAATATCATGACATATCATTATTAAAAGTATATTGACATATGAATCAGAAGGGAGTATAACCTATTAAATGGTATTATTATCAATAGGTTATCAACTTTATTAGGAGTGTCAATTGATACATGAATTTCGTGAGCAGAAAGCGCTGGCCGTAGCTGAGATGCGTGGACTTGTAGAGGCTGCGAGCTCTCAGAAAAGAAACATGACGGCTGACGAAAATAGCCGTTTTGATGCACTGAAAGCCAAGGTAGTCGACCTGGAAGGTCAAGAAGCCAGGGCATCGTTTCTGGTGGAAGCTGAGAGAAACATGAAAGGCACGCCAGTGAGCGGCGATAAATCCTTTTCCGATCTGGAAAAGAATGTTTCCCTTCTGAGCGTGATTCGCGCCGGCATGGAAGGACGCGCTTTAACCGGTGCTGAAGCCGAATACTCAAAGGAAACCGAACGGCGCACCGGGCGCAAAGCAGGCGGCGTGTTTGTCCCTCTGGCGGCACTGGAAAAGCGCGTAAACACTACCACCAGCTCTCCCGAAATCGTCCCGACCGATTACCGGCCTGACCAATTCATAGAGCCTTTTCGTAACAAGCTGCTGGCCCGATCCCTCGGAGTTCGCGTACTGAGCGGCTTGCATGGCGATGTTTCTATCCCTGCTTACGGCACGGGGGTAACTTCCGGATGGGTTGCGGAGAATGGTGCGCTCACTGCTTCAGACCTGACGCACGATGCCAAATCCCTCAGTCCTAAGCACGTAGGGGCATTGTCGGAAATGTCCCGGCAACTGATCCAGCAATCCTCTCCTGATATCGAACAGCTTTTGCGTGACGACATGTCCTTTGCTCTGGCTGCGGCATTCGATAGCGCCCTGATCAAAGGCGGCGGCACGAATGAGCCGACCGGAATCATCCCGACTTCCGGTATACAAACTGCATCTCTCGCAACCCTAAGCTGGGCTGGCGTCTCTGGCATGATTGCCAAGAGCGAGCTTGCCAACAGCACCGCTACCGCATGGCTGACCTCTCCCGGTGTCACGGATAAACTGCGCACCACGCTGAAATCAGCTTCTTCGGGTGCGGCCTATCTCATGGAGAATGGGAGAATGGCGAATCTTCCCGTTAACAGTACCAAGCAGGTACCTCTTGCCACTGCCAAGGGCCAGCTTATCCTGGGCGATTTCTCGCAAGTGCTGCTGGGTATCTGGTCGGAATTGGATATCTTGGTGAATCCATACGAAAGCACCGCCTATGCGCGCGGCGGCGTGATGGTTCGTGCCATGGCTACGGCGGACATCCTGATCCGGCATCCTGAAGCCTTCGTGCTGGCAAACGATATCGTCGTAAGCTGATGAACGGGCTTGAAATAAGATCGGGAGGGTCGCTGCAAGCCTCTCCCGGCAAGCTTGCGGGTTACGCTGCAGTCTACAACTCCCACAGTCAGGACCTGGGCGGATTCGTCGAACGTATCCTGCCCGGCGCCTTTCGCCAATCCCTTGCTAGTCCCGACAATATTCGCGCTCTCCTGGAACACGATCCACAGCGTCTTCTAGGCCGCGTGGGTTCGCGTACGCTGACACTGGCAGAGGATACCAAGGGTCTTTTCTTTGAACTCTCCCTGCCTGATACCAGCTATGCGCGTGACCTGGGGGCTTTGGTTGAACGCGGCGATATCTCCGGCTGTTCCTTCGGCTTTCGGGTGCCGAAGGATGGAGATCATTGGGATATGAGATCGGGACAATTAACGCGCGATCTTTTGAATATTGAGTTACATGAGATCACCATTACTAGTAATCCCGCCTACCTCGATACCTCGGTAGCAAAGCGCAGCATGGAAGAGTGGCAGCAAGGCCAGGCAAGTGATGCAAATTTCCGATGGCTGGATACCGTGGACGATGAAAATGAGTGGGGTCGTCGATGCATCCAAATATTCTAGATCGAGCACTCGGTTTCATAGGCCTGGAGCGTAGGGCTTATAACGCGAAAGACCCGTCATGGAACCATCCCCTGCTGGCGGGCGGAACTTCTCCTGCTAAGGCGGAAAGCCTGTCGGCTGTCTATGCCTGCGTCTCGGCGATCAGTGAGACCATCGCATCGCTTCCCCTGATCCTCTACAAGCGCACGGCTGACGATGGCAGGGAACGCGCCCCAGAGCATCCCTTGTACCGTGTATTGCACGATCAGCCTAACGAACTACAGACAGCCTTGGAATTCAGGGAGATGATGCAGGCGATTACACTGCTGCGCGGCAATTCTCATGCTGAAATTATCCGCGGGAGCGATGGCCAGGTTATTGAGCTACGACCAATACTGCCAGGATCAATTTCTACCTTGCAGCTCGATAACGGCAATATCGCTTATGACGTATCGGATGCAAAAGGAGGAGTAAGGCGGCTGCTGCGTCATGAAGTATTCCACTTGCGCCACCGTTCGAGCAATGGCCTGACCGGGGTATCTCCCATTGCAGCAAGCAGAGAGACGGTTCAGCTTGGATTATCTGAGCGTGACTATGGAAATTCAAACTTTGAGAATGGCACCAGACTGTCGGGCATCCTGAAGTTTAAGAATAGGCTAACCGCTGATCAATATGAAGAAGTTGTAAGAAAATGGCGGGATAGGCATGCCGGTATGGAAAAATCTGGCAATGTCGCAATTGTATCGGGAGACATAGATTTCACGCCCATCTCCATGAGCATGGAGGATGCCCAATGGGTTGAGTCGAGACAGTTCTCTGTTGAGGAAATAGCCCGATTGTTCCGTGTCCCTCCTACCATCATAGGTGACCTCAGGCACGGCAACTACAGCAACAGCGTAGAGATGAACAGGGTATTTGTTGTTCATACCTTGCGCCGTCACATGACGATGTGGGAGCAGGCTATCAGTTCATCCCTGCTTACCCCTGCCTCGCGTCAAGTCTACTTTGCAGAGCATAGCGTTGAAGGACTGCTGAGAGGTGATAGCAACAATCGCGCTGACTTCTACAGCAAAGGGATAGCCGATGGATGGCTGACTGTTGATGAGGTGAGGAAATTTGAGAACCTGCCCAAGCTAAACCAGACTGAGCCGGTGCTATGAAAGAAATCACTGAGTTCTCTACCCTTGGACACCGCGCTGGGTCTCACGCAGACAAAAAATTCCGCATTTGAAAATAATTCAAGAATTCAAATGGCGGGAGCAACTTGAAAAAATCACCACAACCTCACAGGCCAGACCGCGCTGTCCAAGTTATTTTCATAAATCGTAACAATTACAAAGAATATGGCAAAAATTCTTGATATATGAAGCTCTACGAATACATATCTCTCCATCACAACAAGCCCTTCAAGTGGGGAGAAAACGACTGCTGTACCTTTGCAATCGGATGGCTGGAGCTGGTTATGGGCAAGGACTTCCTGAGCGAGCATAGGCCCTGGAGTTCAGCCCTGGAGGCAAGCAGGAAGGTAAAGGATCTTGGCGGCCTTCCCTTGCTGCTCTCCAGTAACCTGAAACAGATAAACGCCAACTTTGCCTGGGATGGTGACCTGGCCATTTATCAGGATGCAGCGCACCTGTTCAGCGGCCGGCACATCGTTTCTGTCGGAGAGAAAGGCCTGGTCTTCACCGATCGTATGAAAGTACAGGTCGCCTACACATGCCGCCGATAATCCCATTTATTGCTGCTGAAATCGCGGCAATGTCCGCGTTTGAAATAGCCGTTACCGTTGCGTCTATTGGCCTGACTGTCGGCACAACCGTTTTTGGCGTGGTTGCTCAAAAGGCCGCTGCAAAAAAGGCGAAGAGACAAGCGGCGAAGGCGCGGGAGGACTTCTTAAACTCCCTGCAAGACCGGACCATCACCCGTATTGCCACGGATGCCCCCCATCGTTACGTTTACGGCAAAGCCAAGGTGGGTGCCGATGTGGTGGCGGTTCTGTCAAGCGGCGCCAACGACGAATACAAGCATATCGTGGCAGTCCATGCCGCGCACGAATCGGAATCGATTGACGAGGTTTACGTGAATAACAAGCCCCTCGGTCCCCTGGATGAAGATGGCTTTGTTACTCAGGGGGATTACTACTCGGCGACAACGGAGACGATAACAGAGACTTTCCCGACCTCGCCTTTTACGCTCCAGCACACTCCTAGCAGCGCGATCAAGGTAATTGCCTATGGCAGAGGAGGGATAGGCACTGTATCGGGAATAATCCCTGTGAATGGCGAGGTTCCTTTCAGTAGGGAAGGGAACACGATAACAGTAACCGGCACCGTGCCATCTGGTTTGCCCGTAGGTTGGACGTTCAACCTAGAGCGCTACAGCATCACATACCAATACACGAACAATACCAGCCAGGTGCGGGTAAAAAAGCATCTTGGTACGCCTACAGATCCGGCTGACCCTTCCCTGCTTGCCGAGTGCGGCGACAAGTGGAAGGACACTGCGGTATTGCGCGATTTCACCTATACCGTGATCCGTCTTGACTTGAGACAAGCGGAATTCCAGGGCGGCATGCCAGACATTGCCGTTTTAATGAAGGGAAAGAAGCTGTATGACCCGCGGGACGGATCAAGGAAGTGGAGCAACAATCCTGCCTTGTGTATTTACGATTACCTGACCTCGCCGATGTGCGGGGTTCCCCCGGAGGATATACCGCTAGGGCCTTTAATCGCATCGGCCAATGTCTGCGATGAACAAGTACTGGGACTTTGCCCATGAGTAGAAGCTTTACCGTCGAATCTGAAAAAGGGTTGCTGACATCTCTGGCAACGCCCTGCCACATCACCCCAGCCTTTCATCCGGGAAAGAGTCTTCCAAAATGCCCCAGGATCGAATTTAACGCGCTGTGGGACTCTGGAGCGACGAAAACAGTGATTACCCCTAAAGTGATCGAAGCATTAGGGCTGCAGCCTCTCAGGCGCATAGGACCGATACTTCTGCAAGGAATAGACGGGGTTGAAAAGAGTCAGGCGTATGAAATCAATCTCTCCCTGCCCAGCAAGATCACCATTCATGAATTGACTGTCGTTTCCAAGAATCCCGGAGATATGGTCTGGTGGGATGTAATCGTCGGCATGGACGTGATATCCCAGGGCGACTTCTCGGTAATGAACAGGAACGGCAAGACAGAATGGTCTTTCAGCGTTCCATCGTGAGACAGATCTCACGGTAGTAAAGAATCTTCGGCCAGCGAAGATGTTCCAGTGTTTCAAAAAGCGAATGTTCATGGGATAAGTCATGAGTGCCTGAAAACCTTGACGGCCAGCGGTAGTCATCCTAACTACGCGGTTGGCAGAGATCAAACCCCCTGGGCCAGCCCTCGGGGTTTTTCTCTTTACTGCAGCAATTCCGTTACAGCTCCATGAATTTTGGTCGTTTATGTCCCTATACTGCTTTACTTACCTGAACTTTGCCTAATACAATACGTCTTACAAAAGTGTAAACAGGTATTTACTAGCCTGTTTTTTTGGTTACTACTTGATTAAGGATGATGCTTGTCCATAAAAAGTAGAGATTCTAATAAAAACAATAAATTACAGACATCAATTTTATGGGCGCGTTTAGCGCCATTGTTATTTTTTACGGTATAACAAAAAAGAGAGGGATAAAATGGGGGCGATAATGGAAAGTCCATTGACTAGAGAGTTTCACTATTACCTAGACCACCAACCTGAGCTTATAAAGGAATATAACGGTAAGTTTATAGTGATAAAAAACTGTGAGGTAATTGGCGTTTACGAAAGCCAATCCGATGCCGTGAAGCAGACTATTAAGACCCATAAGATGGGAAGCTTTTTAGTTCAAAAAGTTGAGCCAGGTGAAGGTGCATATACACAAACATTTCACTCACGAGTGGCATTCTCGTAAGGAATGCCACGATCTCACAGCTTCACCGTTAAATATAGCGGTGGGGTAGCTAGAGTCTTAAGGACTCCATGTCATGTTTCACAATCATTTGACCCCCACGAGGGGATTATTGATTGTGAAAGAGTCTTATTTGAGGCGATCTGGGACACGGGTGCGACCTCGTCCGTAATTACTCAGAGGATTATCGACGCTTGCGGGCTTCAGCCCATTGGTATGACCAGAGTTCATGGCGTACATGGCGAACAGGAAACTGAGATTTATTTGGTAAATATCTACCTCCCTAATGGCGTAGGATTTCACGAAGTAACAGTGACGAAAGGACATCTGCCGGAAGGTAGCGGAGATATGCTAGTAGGGATGGACATCATTTCCTCAGGTGATTTTTCGGTAACTAATACTAATGCTAGTACGGTTTTTTCATTTAGAATTCCATCGCTTCGCCACGTTGACTACGTAGCAGAGCATAATAATTCGACACATAAGCCAAATTCTGGTCACGGAGTATCGAAAAAGCCCCGCAAGAAGCAGCCAAAACAGTTTGGCAAAAACAAATAG